CTACCTGAAGATATCGGACATGGCGGTAATCCTCGGCATACCTGCCGAAGTTCTCCGCTCAGATATCGCTGACCGCACCACCGAGGTAAGCCAGCGTTACCTCCGTGGCAAAGCGGCATCGAAAGTGAAACTCCACCATCAGGAAATGATGCTGGCGCAGGTCGGCTCACCGCTGGCCATCGAAAATGCCCACCGCAACCTGCTCGATATGGAAGATGACGAGTAGCCATGCCTAATCCCTCTACGCTTGAAATATGCCGCATCGACCTTTTCACGGCAAAGGACGAACTTCAACAACGCTATGCTGATGGCATTGTTGAACGCATCATGCGTATTCGTGATGAATATAATTGGTTCCTCTCCAACCCTGACAGCAAGGATCGCCAGTTTGTCGAGCAAGCTGTTTCACGCCATGGCGTCAGCAGGATGCAGGCATACAATGACCTTGCCGTGGTCAAGGCGTTGTTGCCGCACCTCGCTCAGGCCAGCCGTGACTTCCATCGGTATCGCTATAACGAGATGATTCTGGAGACCTACCAGATGGCCAAGAAGCGCAAGGACACGAAGACGATGGAGAAAGCGGCTTCCTCCTACGCCAAGTACAACCGTGTTGACCTGGAGGACGAGCAGGCCGTTCCCTATGACCTCATTGTGGTGCAGCCGTTCACCGCAACGGATGACCCGACGGTGTTGGGCATTAAGCCAATTCCCAACATCAATGAGCGTATCCATGCGCTCCTGAAGAAGTACCAGGCGGAAAACATGGACATCGAGGATGTTGAGTTTGAGGAACCCGACCTCGAACTCCCTTCACTGTTTCCCGAAAATATTGAAGATGACGATGACGCCCCAGCCCAAGAAAGAGATATACTTTAACGCCCCTCAACGCTTGACGCAGTTGATTGGCGCCAATACCACCGTTATTGTGGCGGGGCGACGAACCGGCAAGACGGATTCGATCGCCTCGCCCTTTGTGCTGCGTAACATGCAACGCATGCCCGGAAGCACTGGCGGTATTGTTGTTCCGACCTACAAGCACGGTCTGACGAACACCATCCCGGGCCTGTTGGCAGCATGGAAGCGCTGGGGGTACATTAATGGGCTGCACTACGTCATTGGGCGGCGACCGCCTAAATCCTTTGGCAAGCCCATTATCGAACCGGCAGAATATGAGCATGTCATTTCCTTCTACAACGGCTCCTGCGCTATCATTATCTCGCAGGACCGACCGGGTAGCAGCAACTCGCTGACTCTTTCGTGGCTCCTGATCGACGAAGCCAAGTTCATCGATTACGAGCGACTCAAGGACGAGACGCTGCCTGCCAATGGTGGCATCAAGTCTTATTTCGGGCACCACTCGTTCAATCACTCAGTAATGATACTCAGTGATATGCCGCAGACGCAGAAAGGCTCGTGGTTCCTTCACTATCAGGACAAGATGGATGTTGACCTCATCGAGACGATCAAGGGCACCATCTTTGAAATTTGGCGCGTCAAGCAACGCATACGCGAACTTAACGCCCATGGCCGCGGGGTACCGAAGACGTTGTTCAACTACCTTCGTCGCCTCGATGTCAATCTCAACAAGATGCGCTCAGTAGCGGTGTACTACAAGGAGTACTCTTCGATCGAGAACCTGCAGCTGCTCGGCGAGTCGTACATTAAACAGATGAAGCGGGACCTTACGCCCAAGACTTTTCAGACTTCCATTCTCTGCCAGCGCATAGGCATAGCAAAGGATGGTTTCTATTCGTCCATGCGTGAGGGACACAAGTACAACGACAGCGACTTCGACTATCTCGATAGTTTGGGCTATGACTTCGACGCTGCAGAACTCGATAGCCGCGCAGATAAAGACTTGAACCCATTCGCCCCAATCTGCATCGGTATGGACTACAATGCCAATATCAACTGGATTGTGGCTGGCCAGCCGTCAGGACGGCGGCTCAATGTGATCAAGTCCTTCTACACGAAGTTTGAGCGTAAAATCCCTGCCTTGATTGACGACTTCTGCCGCTACTATATGCACCACGAATGCAAGGTAGTCGTGTATTACTACGACAGCACTGCCCTTGGCGGCAACTATGCCGTCAACGAGCAGGACTTCCATTGGGTGGTGTGCCATGAGTTCGAGCGCCATGGTTGGCAGGTCGAGGATATCAATCTCGGAAATCCCATGCGCCACGACGAGAAATATCTGCTCATCAACCAAGGCTTTGCCGGTAAACAACGGCTCATGCCGATGTTCAACCGCCAAAACAATGATGACCTGATTCTCGCCATCCAGACGGCAGGCGTAGTGCGCGGCCGCAACGGCTTCCGCAAAGACAAGGGTGGAGAAAAGCTCGCCGAGACCGAAGAAGATCTGCTGCAGCACCGCACGGACGGAACGGACGCTTTCGACACCCTCTACATCGGCTGCGAGAAATTCCCCTATCGAGACACCTTCGGCTACAACTCCAGCGGCGTGCTATAATAGGCAATGGGTATATCAGTTGGCCATAAAGTTAGGACTATAAATTAAGGGAAAACAATCGTATCGCCTTATTGGGCAATGGGTGTAACGGTAATACAAATCCTCCAAGTTGTTCAATCAGTCCATCTTTATCACAAACTGAAGGGACACACCAAATCAAATGATTCTCTGGTAACACGTTCTTTGTAACATGGTCAAAGAAATCTTCAAGCTTGCCGCTATATCTATCTTTGTCCGAGAATGTGATTTTCCTCAGATAATAGCTGTTTGCGCTATTTAGACTACGATAATACCTTTCAGCATCATTCTGCGGTTCACCATTCGTCGTGGGAATATTCAAGGGTTTATCCTCAAAGATAATCTTACCGATTACTTTATCTCCGTCACATCGTTTTGTGCTAAAAACACTCACAGTATATGATATACCATCGGTTTCAGCGTCTTTTTGGGTATACTGTTGATAGTCCGTCATAATGAGTCTTATTTTGGTTGGCTTTGCAAAGATAAGATATTTATTGGAAGGGCAATGATTTTTTGAATTATCCTGAATTTGACTATCGACGCAATATTGCAACAAAATATTAAGGGCCAGGTAAAGATGCTCTCCCTTTTATCTATATAGCCTTTTCTCATCCAACAGTGCCAAACGGTCACATTATGTTGGCTTTCGATTCGTTTGCACTCTTTTATATATGCTAGACCATGTTTTTTATTCTTTCTATATTTTTGTGTTACTGAAAAGTGCGCCATTTCATGCAATAGCGTTCGTCTCAGTTTTTCTTCATCCCAATCGATTCTTTTGCTTATCTTAATGGATGGATCTTTAACACGTCGGTTATTGTCTATCTCAAATTCAAATATGCCAACAAGTGTTTTGAAATTTTTGCTAAGAAAGCCCAACTTGGCACGCTTAAGTTTCCCATCAAAATACAACTGGTTGTATTCGTCAAACCTCCGTTGTAAATCCTCCTTTGTTATCTCCATTTAATTTGACAATGAAATGAAAAAACTGTTGGCATTGTTATCACTATAAACCACTCATTGACTTAATGGTATGTTGATACAAGGAGTACACTAGTTCGTGAGATTCTGTGGTGTTGATACCATAGTCAGGCAAAATATCATCCACTTGGTTCTTTATTTCTAAGTAAAGATCATTGTGATTTTGCCTAAGTATTTCAATATTGATATATGGGGTTTGATTATTATTGCCGAAGCGATCTTGCATGATCTCATGCAATTCAGCAGAATGGATCTCGTCAAGGTAGATTGGATATCCCAAACCTTCCATATTGGGATCTTTGCCTTTCTCATGTACCCAAATTGTGACATTCGGCTCGTTGACATTCAATTCCTTAAATATACGATGAGGCCAATGAAGTAAACCAAATGGAGAGTCATAAGATGTAGGGTCAATACTTGGATCATATTCAATTTCAGGAAACTCTTCCTCATCCCAATCATCATCGCATTCATATGTTTCAGGATTCGCTTGATTCATAAGTTCAACAAGCGATGTATAAAGCTTGTCGTACAATTCTTGATTATGATTCCGAAACGCCTGTGGAATGAAACTTATCCATTTATTTTGGCGTAATGCAAACCAGTCGTAAATTGACTGAACTTCAGCCGGGGTCAATGCGACATCAAGTGTATTGACATCTTTTCCATCTATCTCAAGATAGCCTACTGTCCAAAATGTGTAAATATTATTCATAATCGTATTTGAATTATTGGGCTCTAACTCGGACAACTCGTTGTCGATTTGTTGGCGTAATTCTTCCTTGACCTTTTGGCGGACGATGCCGCTCACCATGCGGTGGCCCTGGTGCTTGACTTTGTGGCCACCAAAGGATCCGCTCTCCTGCATCCAGGAAACCTCAGTACAGCGCATTGAAATGTGACGTGACGGCGTGTTCTTTGGCATCTCATCAAATTTGTGAGGGTTGCGCTGACGCTGATCGCGAGGGCCGAATATCTCTTGTATGCAACGTCGCATCCAGCGACTTTTCAATTTACTCCGACTCATCGTTTCAATTAGTTACGGCAATCTTAAGAGCCTTCATCAGTTGAGGATCATCAAACTGGTCAGCATTCTTGAAAACAATGTTCCAGATAACAGGCATGAAAGGATTATCACCGCCTATGGGCTTGGGTAACTCATCCTTGCTCTTGCTGTCGAGGATAGCCTGGGCTGTCTCATTGATTTCCTGCATGAAGATGATGTGATGGCAATGCGGTAGTTGACAAAGATCATCCACACGATGATAGATATCCTCATAGAGGTATTTCAAATCATAGAAGGCCAGGTGCGGATCAAACAACCTTGCCGCGACCAGGTCGATATACTCCTCATTTGACAACTCTATATTGCAGACATCATACACAAACTCCTCCGGGTCTTCCTTGAGAAAATCGGTGTGCATCACCTTAAAGCTGGTACAATAGATGAACTCATTGCGGTCAAAGTCCGTGATGATGGGCGACCCTCCGGCCCAATGTTGGTCTTCCTCAGGCACATAGTCACAAAGAATGTCGGTGATCACCTCCATGTAGAAATCGTCTTTCTCATCATCATTGTTGAATGGGCCATTCTCGGCAAATTCTTTCTTCAACGCATCTTCCGCCTCCTGAAGGATTTTGTCGCTGATGGCTACATAGGCCACCTTCTCACCTGGGTCAACTCGATACGTCAACTTGTAGAACCTGCGCCGCTCGTTGTTCTTAAGGTATTCGGTGGCGGCATTGCGGCACCAAGCCATTCTATCTTTCATGCGCTCCCAGTAGCCTTGAGCTACCTCCATGTCACTGCATTTCTTGTCGTCAACTCCAAACATAATCGTTCAATTTATTGTTACACTTCACAAAATACAAAAACTTTTGAGAAAAGATAAAGCAATTAGCTATCGATAGCATTATAATTGGGAATGATATACTATTTGTCCTCAAGTAATTTCTAACATAAAAATTGCTAAAATATGAATACAGTCCAATCAGGCTGCATTTGCTTACTTATCAGTTAAGGAATGATAGAACATTCTATCCAAATCCGCAATATAGCAATTGGTCCCTTTAATTGGTTCAATTACATATAAATGCTTTGCAATATCCAACAATATCGGATTTCTTGTCTCAAATAAAAAGTACCTATATCCCAAATTATGAACGCTTTCATAAAAGAACTGTTGTAAGCGAAACATAATTTCATAATTACTAATTGCATTTATTGATTGAACATAAAAGCATTCAAAACCATTTAAATGTTCGTCGTTTCCAATTGTCATTTTAATCGAATCAATTGATGCGACTTTTTTACCATTAGGGTTCTTTACTATGGCCGACAAATTATTGCCATTATGAACTAATGATATCGTAGCATCGGCACTACTGATTTCAATTTTTACGTTTTTTCTGTATTCCATGTCGAAAACTATTATTGACGCAAAAATACAAAAAATATCTGATAAATTACTATTTATGAGTAAAGTAAATTGATATGGATAGAAATATACGAAAAGAAGTGATTATTGAGGGAATAATCAAAAATGTGGTTCGAGAGTATATCAATGAGCAATATTCACAAAGAACTTCCATCAATGAGAATGATGGTGATGATATGGGTATATACAAAGTTCTTGATGACAAAGTTTATGACATTTGCTATCGTCATGGTTTTAATGTGCAAACCAAAGTAGAAAAAGACGGTTCGTATCATGCGGTATTTCTTGCAGATTCGAGGAATGAAACAGTAAAAGAAGCAATAACAATGCTAGAAACTCTTGGGTTGAGAAAGGTACAATTTGGTGGTGATTTGGGTGATTTTATTCATCATTATTCCATCAATTTCAGTTGAAATGTGATTTCTTTTCATTCTGGGACAAATAGTATATCATTCCCTTATAATTTCTCATTTAACTCATAAACCATTCTGATTGCTGAGTCTATGAGTTGATAACATTCTTCAACCGACATGTAGCCGGTTCTTTGAATTTCATCACTAAATACGGTTTTGACTTGGCCTTTCTCAAAGAAGACGCGGCTGCCGTTAATGTTCACCTCTTTGATCTCTCTTTTTTTTGCCATATTTCTCTCTTAGTTTTTCGACAAACGCATGAAGCTGCTTACGTGCTTCTTCAGGCGTCATATATTTACGTCCATCCCAATCTGTCATATTCTTCATCAATTATTTTGTGGCCTAATGCCCGAAATTCTTCAACGGTCATTGTTCCGTTTGGACATAGGTATTGTAAACATTCACTTGGTGTCCACTCACTCATCTGACGAATACGTTCTTCTTCAGTCAGGGACTGGAGATATTCTTCGCTCAGGTTATGCTTTATCTTCTTCTCCATATGGGTCGATTCCATATTTATCACTGATTTTTCTCATGAAATCCTCAAGTGATATCGCGCTTGTTAATTCCTCAAATTCTTCAATAGTACAATCCATTTGGATATACGGATATGGAAGGATTTCATCCGCTTCCATTGGGGTCCCATGAACTTTAAAAAACTCACGAAGAGACATTGTTTCTTTAGATGCCATATTTCTTTAAGTTAGATTATAGTTGATAAATCTCACGAACTTTCCCCACCAAGAGGTCGGGACTATTTCGTTTTTGTGATATAGATTGGAATCACCATGAATGTGTATCTTCAAGCCATGTTCGCGGTTAATCCTCCTAACTTGTTTGCGGAATCGTTTCCCATGGCCGAATAAACCATACCAGCTGAACCCGTCAATTCCCTTGCAGCCGTCGATAGCAACTACATAGTGATGTATCATTTCATGAATGAGCACGTTCCTAAGAGACTCCTCTGTCCAGTTAACGTCACTAGTCAACCTGATCCGGTACTTGCGTTTGCCGTTCTTTCCAAAAGAGGACATATAACGGCCAAGGCAACTCAATTTAATAACGGAGAACTCGCATCGGGGCAGCACAGAGCCGAAATACAGCCGGTTGTACTCGTCAAACCGTGCCTTCAAGTCTTCCTTTGTTATCTTCATATGGTCTTGAATAAATCTATTTGTGGTTATTAAATAGCGCTTTAAAGTAATTAAAATCTGCGTTATCAACATCCAAATAGTGTGGCGTATAAGGTATTATATACTCTTTGTTACCTAATCGATTGATAAGGTGAAGCCCCATAGCCACGGCTTGATCCATATCCTCTGCAACCACATATTCGATGGATGTGTGATGATTGTAATAGCCAGCACCAAAGTTCATACATGCGAGGCAGGTATTCATTCTCAGCATCATAACGTCGGTATAAGGATGGGCTTCATAATTGGTCAGGCCGTATTTGTTCCCCAACTCCCTAAGGAACTTCTCATAGAATGTCTTATCAAACAACAGCTCACCGCCACACGACCACGATGCGCAATTTCGACCAGGAGCGTCAAAAGCAATGATATATCCAACATCCCTGAACCAAGACAATTCGGCAACCTCACTGCCGCCACACCCGATTTCCTCTTCTACAAAGAAAACGGCCTTACACGCTGGCAACATTTCCATGATGGTTAATGCGATAACAATTCCGGCCTTGTCGTCTCCGCCCAAGCCAAAGTCCTCGACAAAAATGAGATGATTGCCATTGACAACCTCTGTCTGCAATGGAATTTTCTTGTTTGCTTCGATAAATGGGATCTGGCGACTGTGAACAGTATCCATGTGTGCTGTTACACAAGGGTAGATCTCTCCTTCGGACAAAGAGCCTTTACAAAGGTATATATTGCCCTTATCGTCAATGCCAGCAGGAATGTCTTTTCTTCTGGCGTATTCCATGATGTAATATTGCATCCATTTTTCTTTTCCAGAGAAAGAAGGCACTGACAAGAGACCATATAATAAACCTTCGTTTATTATCTTCAGTCCAGTCCTATAATTAT